CCATTGAATCTACTTTTGCTATTCTTGCCGCAAAGTATCTGTGATGTCCATCTAGTATGAGATACTTGCCATCCTTGGGAGTTACTATGATGGGTTTAATTTCTTCACCTGCTTTGATTTTATCTACAAAACGTTTCATATTGTCCGCAGATTTTTTAGCCTTCATTTTGTCCGCAGGTTCAAATGGTTCCAGTTTGTCAAAATCTATTTTTTGTGAAGGCTTTGAACTCCAATACTTGTCATCCAGCGTGGCACCCTGATAGGAAGGATCCGTATATACGGTTATTTCTGCACCTTCGTTAGTTTTCTTTTTTGTAGGCAAACCCTTGTGCTTGGTTTTAGCAAAGTCTTTTACGTCTGACTTTTTCATATCCTTAGCAACTTTGCCTGCTTCGCCACTCTTCTTCATATCGCCCTTTTGCATTGCTCTTACAATGCCAAAGAACTGCTGCTGCTTTTTGCTTACTGCTTTTTCAGATATGATCTCGTATGCTCTCATTCTACGGGTTTCTCACCTGTTAGTTTTGGTAATGAGAACCACAACTTAAACCATTCAGGGGTTCCTGGTTGTATGTTGTGCTTCTTTTCTAGATATTGTTTTTCTGTGCCTGTAATCGATAGATTGGGTCCGTCATATGCTTTCCAGCCGTGACGTTCATAGATACCCGCTAGTCTTTTTAACTCTTCTATCTCCATTACATCTTAACACAGTTGTCTACAGTCTTGCCGCCCTTTTTCTTAGTGCCCATACGCTTGTAGCCTTTCCAGCATACTTTGCCGTCAACGCCTTTTTGCTTTTCTTCGTTTACACTTTCATACTGTTTTTGCATTTCTTCTGGTAGTGCAACAAATCTAGGCTTTCCACACTCTGCACATACTGCTTCGTTTGTTTTCTTAAGTGCTTTTGCAACACTAGGATGGTCTGCTAGTCCAGGAGCAATTTTGTTAATTACTTCCACTGCACCTGTGTAGTTACCGCCCTTGTATCTAGGATCGTTTAGAACACCAAAGGCCATTTTGATTTCCTTATCAGTGAATCCTTGGTTATCCTTTTCTTCTGTTGCTTCTGGAACTGCTAGTTCATTTTCTAGGTAGTGTTTTGCCTTGCTCAACATCTGCAAACTTTTAGTAACTTTACTCTGCCACCAGTGGGGGAAATCACTGTCTTCAGGTAAGTCATCTAGCATTTGGAAAAGTTCTTTAGCATACTTTGCGTGTTGATATAATTCTTTACGAATCATATGGCGTTCATCATCTACGTGTCCGATTGAAGTTTCAGCAGCAATTGATTCTTTTTCGTCTTCATCATCTTCTGGTTTAGGATCTGGATCCTTAACTTTTTGTAATGAAGTATCTTTTTGTTGCTGTGCCCATTTCATCAACTTCATTAGTTGATTCTTATCGCATCTTGCTCTTTTGCACAGTTCGTCGATACTTGCTGCTCCACCTGCTTCGCCATAGCGTGTGAGTTCATCACCGACACGACCAAGCACGTTTGATAGTGCATCGTCCTTTACCGTTACTGATTTGTCCATCAGGATCCTTCCTATTCTGGAAAGTTCGCCCCCCGCTGGATTTGTGTAGATAGATTCGTCCATTGTTTTCCCCTTGTGTTTGACTTTACCTAGTTTCATTTCTTTTTTCTTATCACGATGCGAGCCTGCCGCACCACTCTTCCGCAGTGCTTCCATATCTCTCCAGTTTGGATCTCTACTCTTGATCGTCTTCTGGTTTTTCATCTGATAATCCCATTCCTTTTCTTACAGCAGCAAATAGTTCTTCTGCGTGTTCTCCTGCTCCTGTATGTTTCGTAAACTTTTTAATATCATTATTAGCAGCATCTTCTCTCGCAAGAGTTCCACTAATACCTTCAACACCGTCTGAACCATCTTCTCTAGCGCCTGCGCTTACAAAATCCATTGTTTCGAATTTATATGTATCTTCTAATGGTCCTTTTTTACCTTCAGTCTTTCCGTTATAGTCTTTAATTAGTTTTTTCATATTCTCTAATCTATCATCTCCTGCAACAAAAGTTATGTGTCTATATCCTTCGTCATATAAACTTGCACATACTTTGGTAATAGTATTAAGATTAGTATTTTCTATAATGTTGTTTGCATAATCAGAGTGAATTTTTCTAAGAAAGTCTACCTTAGTTGCATAATCTAAAGGATTTTTTTTACTGTCTTGTGACTGTGTTGTAAAGATTTTCATATCCCCGCCTTGTGACTTCATAGTATCAAATAATTTTTTATGTCCAAGCGTAGGCGGATTAAATCTGCCAAAGCAGAATGTAATGTGTTTATCTGTGTCTTGTTCGAAAAGATCTCTAATCTTCATAGTCGCCACGTCCAATAAATTCATCTTGTTCACTAGCAATTTGTTTTGCTAGATTTATTATTAATTCTTTAGGAAATTTTTCTTCAGGTTGATCAACCTTAAATTTATTGCAGTACATTTCTTTGCACTGTTGAATAGGCTTTATATAAATTTTATAAGCATCTTGATGTCCTGGATACCCTTGATGTTTTTTAATAGCAGGAAAGAGTATATTACTCATAACGTCAGTTTCGTTATCAATAAAAACTTTAAGATCCTCGCCCCAATTTATATCTTCGTTATCTTTAGGCGCTCCGATAGGTGAAAACAGTTCATTTAGTTTCATTTTTATCTACCACTTTCTACACGACCAATAACGAGCTTTTGTTCTTGGACCTGGATTGTCACAGTTGTGTCTTGCTCTAAAGGATTTTCTACGCTTTGGATTAGAACGCTTGATCTTCATATTAGGGTCACCGAAGTTTACTTTTTTAATATTTTTTGTTTTCGGATCACGAACATAAACTTTAAACTTCTTAACATCACCGCGCATTGGCTTGCCTAGTGGAACTTTACGTCCTCTGTATTCTGCTTCGTCTATTGGTAAATCTTCGTGCCAAGGTAGATATCCGTAATACTCATAAAACTCTTCACCTTCAAATGTTTGCTCATCGGAATCGTCTGCTATGCTTTCTTGTGGGACATCTATGTCTGCGTTCTTAATTTGATCCATTGCATCTTCAAATGCAGCATCCATTGCTGCTTCGTGATCTAGTGCACCTGGTTGGACAACATCAGTTGCTAGTTCATCATCTAGTTTGTTGTTACCGTCGCCTTCGCATTCACCTCTCAGTGATTTAGGATCTACTTCAGCATAGTAACCGTGTTCATCGCTCTGTTTGATTTGTGCTTTGTAGTACAGCGTTCCGAAGCCAGTTTCACCGTCATCACCAGTAAATTCAAAGTCTTCTACTTCGCCATCCATTTCCTTGGGCATAAAGCCTTCATCAAGTTGTTTTAATTTGTCCAATAGATCTCGCATAGTATAACCCTTTTATAGATTTATACTGTATTTAGCGTAAAAGTAAAGTTTATTGATTATAAAGAATTTGGTCTATAGTACCGTTCTGTAGATTGTATGCAGCTCTAATCCACACAAATTTACCTGTAAATGTTCGTGAAACACTGCTAGAAGCAAAAATAGTGCTATCTGCACCAAGTCCTACTTCAGTACCTTCTATATCTAACCAATCAGATTCGCCTGGCTCTATTTCTAAAGTACCTTGAATTTTAATAGATCCAACAAAATCTCTTGTTTTATAATAGGCTGTATGCACGCCATTGTTGCTTTTGTGGTATCCTGCACCTATTTTTTTATCACCATATGAATAGGTAGAGTCAGTTGATTCTGTGGTAATATTTTCTAAAAGTATACGTGTTTCAATGGACATACTATATTTATGCTTTTATTACATATTGATGAACAGGTCCTATAAGTTCAGGACATCGCAATCTCAGCATTAAAACTGTTTGATCATCTTCAACTAGAATATATCTTCTATCCCAGTTCTGATTCTGTTTAAGCATCCATTGAACAATACTATCACTGATAGATGTTTTATCAGTTTGTTTTGAAAACCATTCTACTATAGATTTTCTATCACCTTGTATTTTATGAGGGTGTAAAAACACTTTATAGGCATATTTGAAATGTGGCAAATGCTTGACAAATATCTTTCTGGTGCTGTTTAAAATTTCTTGTTTTTGTCCTTGTTCCGGAGCCCATCGTCTTTCTATATTTTCAGAAAAGTCACTGCACAAAGTTTCATACAAATCATCTTCATTAGTATAAACATCTAATCCTAATCCTTCGATTCTAAGTTGATAATCTTTTTTATCATATGTTTTAAGCAAATTTAAAAAATTAAGAAATCGTTCTTTGTCAGATTGATCTAGCTCAATAACTGCATCTCTAAATCTATCGTTTCCTCTAGTCCATACCTTTGGATCGTATAATAAATTATTATCTATAATTTGATCAAAAGAATAATAGCGTAACAGCTCACTTGCTTTAATACGTAGATTTGTTTTATAAACAAATTTGTTATAAAACTTCTGCTTGGTTTTCTTGGCTGTTGGAAGTTGTGTCGTCATTTTGTTCTTCCTTTGCTTTTGCTTTCTGTGCTTTGCGTTCTGCTTTAGTCAAGGGCTTTGGCATTGGCGATATTTTAAATATCGGCTTATCATCTTCAATACCAATTTCAACTTTACCACCATCTACTAACTCACCAAACAATACTTTTTTACTTAAAGGTGTTTTAATTTGATTGTCAATTATTCTAGAAAGAGGTCTTGCACCAAGTTTAGCACTATATCCTTTTTTAGATAACCATTTAGTAGCAGTGCTGTCTGCTGTAATTAAAATGTTTTTATCTTTTAATTGAGTGTTAAGTTCATTAATAAACTTTCCAACAATATTACTTACAACTTCAGAACTTAACTTGTTAAACTTAACAGTAGCATCTAATCTGTTTCTAAATTCAGGAGCAAAGAATTTCTTAACTGCTTTATCATCTTCGCCATCTTTTTCTAAATCATCAAAACCAATACTATTTGCTTCATTATCAGCCGCACCTAGATTAGAAGTCATAATCAAAATAGTATTTCTACCATCTGCTTGTTTACCATTAGATCCAGTTACAAATCCATTATCCATAAACTGTAGTAGAATGTTTGAAACATCAGGGTGTGCTTTTTCAATTTCGTCTAGAAGTAAAATTGCGTTAGGTGTTTCTTGCAATTTAGTAATAAGTTGCCCAGCATTTTCTTCGTAACCAACGTATCCCGGGGGAGCACCAATTAGTCTTGCTACACTGTGTTTCTCTTGATATTCACTCATATCAAATCTAATTAATGTCATACCCATTTTATCTGCAAGTTGTTTTGCAGTTTCTGTTTTACCACAGCCTGTTGGCCCTAAGAATAAGAAACTTCCAATAGGTTTGTTAGGCGATTTTAATCCCGCCTGTGCTACAAAAATTTTATCTAACAAATTACTTACTGCATCATCTTGCCCAAAGATAACTTTTTGCATTGCATTTTCTAAGCCTGATAGATTTTTGCTTTCTTTTTGTGCAACTGTTTCTAAAGGCATATTAATCATCTTAGATAATTCATATGTAATTTGTTCAATGTCAACTATTTGCTGTACATCTTCTTCTACAGGATCATCAATAAGTTTATAACGTGCAGAAGCACAGTCTACAATATCTATAGCCTTGTCAGGCAGTTTCTTGTCAGCCATATACTTAACTGACAGTTTCACTGCCTGCTCAATTGCTTCGTCGGTAATTAACACATTATGGTGTTTTTCGTAATATCTTTTTAGACCTTTGATAATCTTTACAGTCATTTCTGCTGACGGTTCATCAACTGTTACACGCTGGAACCTACGCATTAGCGCACGATCCTTTTCAAAATACTTGCGATATTCTTCCCAGGTAGTAGAAGCAATAACTTTGATTTTACCTTTGCTTAGTGCAGGCTTTAGCATATTAGCAAGATCATTAGAACTTTGACTTGCTGTTCCAGCACCGCTCATCATATGTGCTTCGTCAATAAAAAGAATAACTTTTCCTTTTCTTTCAACTGCTGTTAATACTGCTTTAATACGTTCCTCAAAGTCACCCCTATACTTTGAACCAGCAACTAAAGAACCAATATCTAAACTGTATACAACATAATCTTGAATAAACTTAGGCACTTTTTTATCGTGTATCTTTTTGGCTAACCCTTCGGCAATAGCGGTTTTACCAACGCCTGGATCGCCAACCATTAATACATTACACTTACTACGTCTTGCTAGTGTAAGTGTAATATTTTCTAATTCTTCTTGTCTACCAATTACAGGATCTAAAACTTTTTGTTTTGCTTTTAATGATAGATTTTCACAAAATTGATTTATAATTTTATCTAACTGATCATTAGATATGCTAGGTGAATCGACAGCATCTTCATACCCAAGCATTTCGTCTTCATTAAAAATATGCTCTTGGAAATGTTGTACAAATTTTTCCTTAATAATTCCGGCCTTGCTTAAGAAATAAAATGCAAAAGAATTCTTTTCAGATAAAACACTTATAATAACGTCTGCAACTTCCATTTGATTTCTACCACTGAAAAGCACCTGTGTAAAGCATCTGTTTAAAACACGCTCTACTGCATTAGTTTTCTTAGGTAAAACATCCTGTTCAGCAACAATATCATTTAGATTATTTTTTAGATAATGTTCAATGTTGCTTTTTACGAATTCAACATCTGCACCATATGCTTTTAAACCAGCCGCAGCATCATCGTCAGAAACAATGGCTAAAACTAAATGTTCAACTGTGATAAATCTATGCTTGAACTTTTTAGCAATGGTTATTGAATTATCAAAAATAGTTTGTAGGTTTTTACTAGGTTCTATCATTTTTGTAGTTTCTTCCTTAATTTTTTTAATTTCTTAAGTGCTAATTGTAACTTCAGTTTACCTACTCTGTCAACAAAACAAATTCCATTAAGATGATCAAATTCGTGTTGAAAACATTTAGCAAGATAACCTTCTATTCTTCCTTCTTTAGTTTCGCCTTTAGCATTTTGCCATTGACCAACAATCCATTCTGGTCTTGAAACTTTGAGAAGTAATCCTGGAAAACTTAAACACCCTTCAGTATCTAATACTCTTTCTTTGCTTACTTCGAGTATTGTAGGGTTGAATAGTGCAAAAGGTTTTGGAAAGTTTGGCAAATCTGTACTGCCCATTACAAATACTCTTTTCTTAAGATCTATTTGATTAGCCGCAAGTCCAATACCTCTATGTTGTATCATAAAATTACACATATCCCATTCTAGTTTTTCTGGGTCGTATTTCTCTTTATCGAACTCCCATACTTCACTTGATTGGTTTAGTGCTTCGTGTAATCCTAATTTGTAATCTATGTCTAGTTTATATTCCATTTTTTAAATCTATAATTTTTTGTTTTTGTTCCTGTGTTAAAGATTTCGGAATCTTTGCTTTTATTCTTATTAAAAGATTTCCTCTTCTTTTGGTTCTTACGTTAGGTAGTCCCTCTCCTCTACAACTTAATACCGTATCTGGTTGTGTACCAGCAGGTATATTGATATCAAGTGTTCTGCCTTCAAGTGTCTTAATAACAGTTTTGCCTCCGATCATTAAATCAAAGACATCTACTTGACTGTTACATACTATATTATCCCCAGCACGTTCATATACTGGGTGATTTAGAACTCTTATATGTAGTATAACATCACCAGGCCTTGCTTGTCTATTACTATCATCGCCAATTCCTGAATATCTAATTTGTTGACCGTGTTCTACGCCTGCTGGTACATCAACTGTAACTACCTTTGTTCTTCCTGATAGTAATTGTATTTCCATACCTATTTGTTTGCCTGACAGCACGTCTTCTAACGATACATCAACAGCAACCTGTATAGGTCTATTTGTTCTTTGTCTTCTTTGGCCTCCAAACATTTCTGAGAATATATCGTCAAAGCCGCTAAATGGAGATCCATTAAAATTAAATTCAAAATCTCCTGAACGGTATTGATGCTGTCTTGGATCAGTGGTTCCAAACTGATCGTACATCTGTTTCTTTTCGGGATTGTTAAGTGTTTGGTAGGCTTCGTTTATTTCTTTGAATTTGGAATCATCCCCACCGGTTCTGTCAGGATGATGCTGCATACTCATTTTCTTGTATGCCTTTTTTATCTCGTCCTGGCTAGCGTTTCTGTTTATACCAAGTGTTGAATAATAGTCCATAATAAAAAGGATCCTCCTTAAGCAATCCTTTATTATTTAACTAAGATGTCAAGGGGACAAAAATTTTTATTTGTCTATTTTTTTACTAGATCCAGTATATAAACCAAACCAAGCAGCACCAGCACCAACTACAATACTAACCAAACCTGATTGTTCCATAGTAGGATTTGGAAGAGCCATATACCAAACTACAACTTTGTATAGTAATACAATGTAAGTTGTAATGAATACACGGGGAAAAATCCTCCAACTATCAACTGCTTTTGCTAAATGAATTAATCTAGCATATGGATTAGGTCCAAGATCTTTTGCTGACGTATCAACTTCAAGTTGAACGTTTACTTTTTTGGAAGCAGTATTTTTATCTGCAGGTACTACAATTTTATCTTCCGACATTATTCGCTCTCCAATTTTTTAATGCGTTTTTCTAATTCGTCTATTTTTTTAGTAACATATGGATACTTTTTACGCCAGGCATCTTTTGGTTGCTCTAGCCAAGTCCAACCATATCTTTCTACAAGAAAATCAACAATTGAATCAAATTTTGCATATAACCAAAGTCCAATTCTAGTTGACTTAAAATATGTTGAAAATGCAAGTCCAAATAAAGAACCAACTAATGCTGTATAGATCCACAGTCTATCACTAGCCATTCTTTCAATCATTTCCCACATACAACGCTCCTTGCTTTATATGTGTATTTATTAAAAGTTACAGCGAACTTCGCCTTTGGGCTTGAAATTTTCACGGTTTTTGAGATCGTCTATAGTTGAAGCATCTACATCTACGCCAGGTTGCAAGGTGCAATCAGGCTTAGCAGCACAACTATTCAGACTTATCAGAATCAGTATCAGGCTTAACTGCTTCTTCATAGTAAACAATAATTTGCTTTTGCTGTTCAATATATCTACGAAGTTCAGCAAAGTTAAGTGATAGGTTTTCGTAGTCTTTTACACTAATTGCAATATAGGCATCTGAGCCGTTTTTGGATTCGAATTCTTTTACAAATTCTTCATAGTTTTCTTTTGCGACCACATAGATTTTTACATCGTTCAATTGAACGGGTTTAGGATGAGCAACTATTGGTACAGTGGTTTTTACTGTGTTAGTTACTGTTACTATCTGTGGTTCCGGTCTGAGCATCGAGCATCCTGTTGTCAGGAGCAGTGATAGACTCAAGATCATCCCATAACTTATTAGTCGCATCTTGCATTCTCTTTTCAATTAAACCTGGCTTCTTGTTAGCCAAGTGTGTTAGATTATGTTTCTGTAGAGTAGCACGAAGTTCGTCTCCGTACTGCTCTGCCTTTTGTAAATCTTCTGTTAGTTGCTTATTAAGTTCAGCAGTTTTAATTGCTTCTTCTTGTAATAGTTTATTGCTTGCCTCAGATGTTTCTAATGCCACTTCCATTTTTGCTACATTAGCTCTAGCAATTTCTAGATTCTTCTGTAGGTTTTTAACGTACAAGAATCCTCCACCTGCCGCAGCAAGTATCACAAGTATCATAGCAATTCTGATTGAACTAAACATCGTCTTTTTTATTTACCTCGTACCTAGCCTGATCACAAACAACAATTTCGATGTCTTTGTTATCTCCGTCTTTAAACGTTTCTACAAGTTTACCTTCGTGTTGTCGTCCGCAATTTTGGCAAGTTTTCATTAGTCTAATAGTTTGGCGAATGTTGCAGGTCCAGCAATACCGTCAGCAACTAGTCCTTGACTTGCTTGCCATTCTTTTAATGCTCTTTCAGTACCTGGTCCAAATACACCGTCAGCACCAATACCTAGTGCTTCTTGCATAATCTTAACACCTTCGCCTCTAGAACCTTTACGTAGCACTCCAATATCATCAAGGATTTCTTCTACACTGCCGTCATCTGTACCAAGATCATCTGCTTCCATACCTAGCACTTTCAGTGCGTGAGCATAACGCTTCTGACGATCTTCAAGACCAATTGTTCCACCGTTAATCTTTTTAGTCATTGCAACAACATTGTCTGTGTCTGCAATTTCATTTAGGTTGCGACTGTTCCAATACCAACAAGCACTTTCAATTGCACCTGCAGGTGTAGCAACATATTCGGCTGCTTCTTCTGCTGTCATACCAACCGAAGCACCAAAACGTGTATAGTTCTCACGACCTGTAAGTTGCTTTAGTCCACGACCGCGGAATCTATAACCGTCACCTTCTTGTGTGTTGCCCATCTTATACTTACGATAAGCATCGTTGTATACACGGTTAGCAATCATCTCTGGATTACGTGCATATTCATCTGCGTTTGCCTTTGGTGGTTCACCAAAGTAACGACCAAACACTGAACGTAGTGCTTTTGCTGAATAGTTTAGATTTTCTTCTAGGCGCTTAAAGCCGCCTGATTCGTGAGCACACTGACTTAAGAAATGTGCTACTCTGCGCTCTGTTGTAATACCGTATTTAGGTAGTAGTTCGCAAAGTGCATCATACCAATTATCAGCATTATCACTAATAATTTCTGCTAAATGTGCTTTAGTAAAATCAAATTCAAAACTCATTTTATACCCTTTTTAATACTATTTTTTTGTCTTCGTTTGTAAAGACAAAGTTGTCTCCAACTTTTTCAATATTATAGTTACCCATAACTTTAGTTAACCAAAATATTTCTGCCATAGAGTTTTCATCTACAACAGATGTAGCATTAGTTTCTTCTAGTGTTTCATCAACAACTTTAAACTTGTAACTTACACCAAAAGGTTTGACGATAGTTATTGTGTCATCTTCTAAGATTAGATCATCCATTAATGTTTTGTTGAAGAAAGTTTTCATTTCATTTGTTTGAAATTTTTGCATTGTTTGTTCATAGATTTTTGATGACGTTGGAATTTGTTTTAGATTTTCTGTGCTTACATCTCTTTCTTTTTTATTTTTGTAGTAGGTAAATTTCCAATCTTGTATTCCTGTTAAATTAGAAAGTCCGTAAACCATTTCCATTATTTGTTCAGCAAGTTTAGAACTTCTAACAATTTCTACAAAAACACTGTATTCACCTTCTTCATTTTCACCTGCACTTACATCAGCGTCTAGTACAAATGGATATCCTTTTTCTACAAACTCCATCATATCTCTTGCTGGATATCTATCTTTAGCCTGGAACGTTACAACACATACATCTCGGTCTTCACCCATTTTGCTACGGAATGTATCCACTTCAAAAACTGGATACACCATATCTGCTAGATCGCCTTTACGTAAACCTTCTTCTATAATTTTATTCTGCTGCATTTTCTTCCCCCTCTGCTGCGGCTGCTTCAGGTGGTTCTATATTGTTTTGTGGAATAGTTGATAGAACATCTTGTACTTTATTTCTGTCAAGATTAGTATAACCTCTATCAATATTCTTCATTAATCTCTTAGGCATTTTTATCTTTACTAACCAAATAGGTTGATGATCTATTTTACCTTTTCTTGTGCCAGGTCTAATATCGTCTGGTGTTTCTATCTTTCTTACTGATTTAAGAACACTCTCTGCAAATCCTACTTTACAACCATATTCTGTTAAACGCTTTGCAGCAGCAGGTTCTGGCATTTTTTCTTTTGGCCACATAAACGTACACTCTACAAAGTAACGTTCTTCTACAGGACCTTGCGATAATTCGCCGTCTTGCCAATTTTCGTACACATATAAGTCTAATTCATCTATTACTCTTTCAAAATCCTTAAGTAAATTAAGGCTATTATTAGACTCATAAATCTGTTCAATATTTTGTATAATTTCTGTTACTGTAGGCATATGTCTTCTCCGTATGTATTTATGCCGTATTTTAAACTAACAGTATTATTTTTCTACGCAGAACTTAAATAATAGTATGTTCGGGTACGGACGATTTTACATTGTTGATTATTTAAGGTGTCTGTGCCTGGGCCATTTCAAGCACGGAGGAAAGTCCTTAATATGAAAAGAAAACACAAACAACAAGCAGCAGCCTACAACAACGTTGTAAACATTAACTCACACAAAAGTAAAAGACCTCAAATATTTCCTAAAAATCCTACGCAAGAACTGTATATGCAGAAGTTAAATTCTGCAGATAAACATATTGTTTTTGCTATAGGACCAGCAGGAACAGGTAAAACTTTACTAGGTGTGCAATATGCTATTGACGAATTTAAAGAAGGATTGGTCGATAAAATTGTTGTAACTAGACCTGCTGTATCGGTAGATGAACAACACGGGTTTTTGCCAGGAGATCTTAATGAAAAAATGGCACCTTGGACTAGACCGATATTTGATGTGTTCTCTGATAACTTTTGTCAGAGAGAAATTGAAAGACAATTGAGAGAGGGGATATTAGAAATAGCACCACTTGCATATATGCGTGGTCGAACATTTAAGAACTCTGTAATTATTGCAGATGAAATGCAAAACGCAACACCCAGTCAAATGAAGATGTTGTTAACTAGATTAGGTGAAGGAAGTAAGATGGTTGTAACCGGTGATCTACATCAAGCAGATAGACCAAGTAGTAACGGGTTATTAGAATTCCTTAAACTGTATAACGGTTTTGAAAACCATCAATATGTCGATGTTGTACACTTTGGTAAACAAGACATTGAAAGACACGAAGCGGTAAAAGAAATTTTAAATATATACGGAGAGGACTAAACGTAGTGGGGCTTCGGCCCCATTACACCTTTTCTACTTTAACGTTACTAGCAAACAGAAAGTCTATTCCGTCTGTGCTACGATAATTGTCTCTATAGTAAACTGTAGTGATCCCACTTTGATAGATTAATTTAGCACAATCTATACAAGGCGAGTGTGTGATAAAGATACTTGCACCTTCACCACTTTCAGGTGAACGTGCTAGTTTCGCAATAGCATTGCTTTCTGCGTGTAGTACCTCTGGCTTAGATTTATTATTTTCATCTTCACAACAATTATCCCAACCACTAGGCATACCATTGTAGCCAATAGAGATAATGCGATCGTCCTTTACAACAATTGCACCTACTTGTAAACGCTTCGCTGAACTTAGTTGTGCATAACGTTCAGCAACATCCATATGAGCATCTATAAACTTTTGTTTCATTACTTTGCCTTAAACAATTTAATCTTGTCTTCGGTTGAATTAGAAAATTCTTCATAACCTGGCATTGGATCTTGTGCTTGTGTAATATTAGGCCACTCATTAGAAAAATATTCGTTGTGTTTGTACCACTTATCATTTACATCATCAGTCTGATAAATTGCTTCTTCTGGGCATTCTGGAACACATACTCCGCAATCTATACATTCGTCAGGATTGATTACTAACATATTAGGCCCTTCATAAAAACAGTCAACTGGACATACTTCAACACAGGTTGTGTGTTTACAATTTATACATTTACTATCTACTAAGTGTGCCATATTATACTCCTACCCAATTCCATACACCTCGAATTGCTAATAACAAATACATTAATTCCATTAGTGCTCTTGGAACATCTTTGTCTTTTATTCCCATCCATATCCATATACTACAAGATATAAGTGCAACTGCCCATCCTAACCACTGGACGTTAGGATTTCCTCCGCTCAGTGTAAAAGCACTTACCATTGCTAATATGAATCCTAACCATCTCCAACCGTCTATCTTATGATAATATCTTATCTTCACCTATAACCTTGCAAGTTTAATTAACACCGCAGCAAGATTAATTTCTGGATCAGCAACCAATGTATGATCCACGAGTCCCTGTTTAATAATCAAGACAGCCGTGTCTTGTTTTTCTTCAGAACCAAAGATTGAAAGATTATCATACAACCAACGATATACTTCTTCCATCTCTTCGGCACGTAATTTACCACATAGCAATTGTCTTGCATCAGTAATTTTACCTGCCTTAAATAGTTCCACCATTTCAAATTTCCAGTCAGCAGTTCCTTCATCGCCTTTGCTAGGAGCGTGAAGTTTACCTTCGCTAACATTCTGTTGTACCATATTGATACATTTACGCAAATCTGGATATGTTGCTTTTACATACAAATCAAGTGTTTCTAATTCAACATCAATTTGTTCTTCTACAAGAATAGTTGCTACTCTTGCTGTAAATTCTGTTTGATCAATACGTTCAATATGATAGCCTTGACATCTACTGTGTAGTGCAGGAATAATTCTGTTAGGATAGTTACAAGTAAGAATAAAACGTGCAGTGCTATGATATTCTTCCATCACACCACGCAGTGCGGCTTGTGCGTTTGGACTCAAGTAGTCTGCCTCATCTAGCAACACAACCTTGAATGGACCAAAAGGAATCATCATTACAAAGTTTGTAATCTTGTTTCTTACTTCATCTACACTGTTTGTTCGACTTGCGTTAAGTTCTAGTACGTCATAGTCTGGAATTTCTAATTCATTAATTAGAATCTTTGCCATTGTTGTTTTACCAATACCGGCAGCACCACTAAACAACAAATGTGGAATAGATTTTTCTTTGATCCACAGTTTTGCTTGTTTTCGTTGATTTTCATCTCTAAAAACATAGCCGTCCAAAGATTTAGGACGATACTTTTCTACCCATAGTTCTTTCATTACAGCCTCAGTTTGTTAGTGCTTTCGTTTCCGATAGCGGTTAATATACAAAGCACATAGAGAATAGGCCACGCCCATCCTGTCAAAAACCCTGTGATATGTAGAATCATAAGAGTAATTCCTGTTGCACCCAACGTAGTAATTCCTGTTTTATTCATTCCTTCTGGTACTTTCATTTTGCCTCACTTATTCTTTTACGTAAACCACTCGTACTAAATGAGTGTTGTCTACTATTGTAGTATATTTCTATACCTTTGTCAAGACATAATTGCTTACCGGTGAAGTCTTTTGATTGATATTCTTCACCAATAAATCTTACATCGATTTTATATGTTAAAAAAATATCGAGTAAATCTTGTTCTGTAGCGTAGGGAATAATTTCATCTATATACTTACAACCTTCTAATTGGACATATCTTTCAAATACACTTTGAATTGGTTTATTTTTATTTGGCCTATCTAGTGTAGGATCTGTTTGTAGTCCAACTATCATATAGTCGCAGTTTGATCTTGCTTCTTTTAGCATAGCGACGTGCCCGCTATGAAACAGATCAAATGCCGATGCTGTAAAGCCTACTCTCAAAATTTTCTCCGACCGTCGAATACGCAAACAAAATAAAGTTCTTCATTACCTGCGTGTACTCTATGAAATACACCATCCTCAATTAGAACAGTATCGCCTGCTTCAACATTGTGTGTAACATCATCAAGTTCCATAGTTCCACTGCCTTCCAAAAACATATAGACTTCTTCTTGACCTTCGTGTTTATGTCCGCTTGTGCTCTTTCTTGGATTTAATCTTGTTGAACTAACAACTAAATTTTTAAGCACAGTATTGTCCTTGACAATGTACCTGTCATCGTTTTTAACCACTGTTCCTTCTATGTTAGCATATTTAAACTTCATACTCTCTCCCATACGTTATCTGCTGTAAATTTAAAACTACCCTTGCAATCCCAAGTTACTCTTTCGGGTTCAATAATGCTTAAGAATAATTTATCATCGCTACCTATGTATAGATGATATGTTTTACCCACAACAGGAATAAAAGCATACTTTGCATTATACACTAATTCTGTATCTTCTGCAAGTTTTACTAGTTCAAAATATTTTTGTTTTAGTTCATCAAATCGTGTTTCCAAATGATTAGTAGCATTAACACCACGCTCATTCTTATGCTTCAACACATCAGGAATTGTAAATGCAGGAGCACCGACATTCGTAGGATATGGTAGTGAATTTGGATTATCCGCTACATTATCTGGTTTCTTCTTAGAGATCTCCGTCCTTCCTATTTTCGCTGTAATGCACATCAAACTCGCCACCCGGATAACGAGCTTTGAGTTTGTTTACATTTTCTGCTACGACTTCATTAGGATCGAGACCCAATGCCCGGCAACTATTAATCCAATACCACATAATATCGCCAAGTTCTCGTTTAATATGAAACTTAGTTTCATCGTCCATAGGTTTACCTTGGAAGATACATTTTTTAACAATTTCTGCATATTCGCCTCCTTCTGATGCTATACCAATTGCCCCTGTTAGTAGCAATGCTACATTGACATCGGGATTGTTTGACTCAATGTCTTTTGCCCGATAGAACAGTTCTGACAATTGGTTACTTTCTTTTGATGTAACTTGTTCTACAAATTCTTTGTATTTGTTTAGATCTACTTGCAATTTAAACTCCTTTAATTTATAATATATTATATACTATCTGTTTATTGCTGTCAAGAGTTCTGGTAAATATTTTTATAACATTCGTTATTCAAAAGGAGAAACCCTATGATCAAAAATATTTCACTAAATCTCGAAGTTGGACAAGAAATACTAGTCGGAAAGCACAATGATAAAGCACGAATAACAAAAATTGAATTTCATCCGAAATCAGGGGAAGTATCTATTAATACAACACGTGGACCAAGAAAAGCTCTAACGTTTAGGTTGTGTCCTGAAAAAGCATACAGTTATTAACTGCTAGTTTTTATCTAAATACTGTTATGAAATGGTTCATAATAGTATTAATGATGGGAACCTATCCTGACGGAAGCAAGGATGTATTCTGGTATCAGCAACCACAGTTTGAAACTGTGGAAGAATGCCAATTCTATGTAGGCTATAATGCTGGTTCAATCAAACGAGATATGCAGATAGAGTTTCAGTTAAAACCTATCGAAACTGTATATTGTGTTCGTGAAGATAAACTTGATGTTTTTGGAGTTCCTAAAGCAATCTAGTTGTTTACAAACATACTAGGATCGTATGTTGCTGTTGCACCGTCACTGTATTCTTGACCAAAGTATGCTAGGTCCGATGGGGCTTCTGTTTGCCACGCTAAAATAGATTCAACTTCAACTTTTTGAATTTCTATTTTTTCACCTTCATCTGTTTCGACTTCAACTTTTCTTGTCCAACGACCGTGTTCTACAAGGATCCAATCACCTACATTATATGGATCAGTATTTTCGTTACCTTTTGCATATACTTTTCCCCATCTAGGTTTTACCCCGTGTGCTTTAGCATCATCAGATTGAATAATGATTCCGCCTGCTGTTTTGGTTTCACCAAAATGCATATCTGTAACTAAAACATCTCCGTGGATTGGTCGTACTTTTCCTTTAATCATTGAACACCCTTTCTTTAGTTTTTGCTGTTGCCGCGATTAACGATTTCTTCTTTAACTGCTCTAGGATTTTTTTTGTAATAGTCTTGTAAAACTTCTTCTCTAGTTCTTACAATTTTACCACCTGGTCCTAGTTCGTCCCCACGTGCATTAACTTTTGCATTTCCAACTGCTGGTAGCAATTCATTTTTAAGGTTTAATTTTTCCATATCAATTTCTTTGCCACGCATACTTCTTACTGTTTTACCCATTGTTTTCTCCTTTGAAGAATTCTGTTATTGGTATATTGTATTTAACACTGTCCACCCTATGGACCCCCATTAAAAAGAGTACATAACTTGCTACAGAACTTCCTCTACCTACACCCCAAACAATATTGTGTTTTCTAAGTGTATCTACTATATATTTCATTTGTTTCAGCAATGAAAATAAATTTCTTTGTTTGTATAATTCTAGTTCGTGTTCTACTCTTGCAATGTTTTCTTTTGGACAAATTTCCTTAACATATTTTTCAATATCCATAGTTGAATATTCATATGGCATAAACCAATTGTCTTTGTTTATAGATGTTTTTGGTTTTGGATAGTTTAGAAATTCTTTATCAATAATTTCTAGATATTTAGAAACATCAGCATCAGTAACACAGTGTTCTAAAATATCAGGACCGTGTTTTATTACGCCATTTATAAGTTGTTGTTCAGTATTAGTCCACATTTATCAATTGATCCAAATCCTTGTCTTGATCGTCATTTGCTTTAATAGGTTGCATTGCACGTCTGCGAATCTCATCTCTATATATTGTAACAAATGTTTGGATTTGTGTCAAGAGCTCAGGCTTACCTAAACGAGCCGCTTGGGTATATTTTCTACTCAATTCAGAAATTCTTTGAGTTAGTTCAGTCTCGGTAAGTTCTTTTGGATCTTCTTGGAAAGGATGAAACATAACATTAACTAAACAATCCTAGGTAACGCATATAAATTGTTTCAGCACTGTGTCTCCAAACTTCAATAAAAATTGGATCAGTTGTGCTTTCTAGTGTTACCAACGCAGGAAAACTTGCATCTTTCTTAATAACAGTACCACCTGATGTGATAAAGTTTATTGTGTGATTTTCACTGCCTGAATTGTAAAGTTCTAATGTAACCTTACCCATTCCAATTGGAGTTGATTCGTTAGTAAAAACAGGATCTCCTGGAAAATTTAAGAAGTCTACATTGATGTTTGCAGAAACTCTAAAAATTTGATATGATCCGTTTTCATAATCAATAGTGGTAGGACTAGCAGAAATTGTACCACCATCAAACTTTTGTGTGCGATTGTTTTGTAATAATGCTCTTTGAATCTTATTCAATTCAAAATCATTATCTAAATTTAATTTTGCTGTGTTGTCTTGTAAATCAGTTACTTCATCTTTGGCACTTCTTAAACTGTTTTTAATGGTGTCAAAATTGTCTCTGAATACTTGTGTATCATTATCCTGCCCTGCTACAGGGAAGTTTTCATTGATACTTAAATAATTAATAGTGCTAGCCACGTTATTTCTCCAACTTTATTTATTAGTAGTATTTATCATATGCTTAGATCTTGACTTGTACTAGTGCTGTTTCTATGATTAGTTATGTTTTCTTGCGGAAATTTTAGGTATTGATCTTGTATATTTCCGCTTATAATGTCAATAATATATCTATCTGCTGTAAAATCTATGGTTTTAAAATCAAAACCACTATTGTTTATTTTACTTACAATATCAGCAGATCTATCTGGTTTAGCATAACACAATACTAATGCTTTTACAAATCCTGATTCTTGTTGTGCATCATCTTGAATAGAGCGCATCCATAAAGGTAAAAACTCTCTATCTCTATCACCTATTTCTCTAATTCTACTTCTCATATTTTTTACACTATTAGGAAATACTCTTTGCACATCACTGTCACTAGCCAGTGGTATATCACTGTCTATTCTAATTCCTGCGTAACTTACCAAAACTTTACTGTTGATATTATCTTGTAACTCTATTGTGTCACTTATGCTTTTACCATTTTTTTCAAAAGTATCTATAAGTTCAACATATATTACTTCGTAAATAGTTTCCTGTGTATCAGGATCTTTTGCTTTTGCAGTTTTAAGATTACCAAAATTAAATCTTTTTCTATAATGATTTCTGCTTAATGCCTGCACATATTTTACCGCTTCAACACTTTCTATACCAGCAAATACTAAACTTCTAAGTTCAGTTTGTATTCCAAAATTATCATCACCGTAGCGATAGATATCTTCTGGTGTAAAGATTGTGCTATTAGTAATAAAATTAAACCAATCCAAACGTTTTTGTTTTGTTTGCAATGCCCTAACATATAAGTTAGCAAATGTAGATTGTGATTCAGCCACAACTTTGATTGTGAACTCTCTCAACGATTCTGCAAAGTTTGCACCGTCTTGTGCTTTTATTGTAAATTTATATACTTTATCGAAACTGGTTGTACTAGCATCGAAGACAGTATCAAAAGTTTTTTCGCTACCGTCTAAATCAAAATATCTAGTAAGTCCGTTACCATTATCATCTGCAAATTGTTTAACTTTGCCTTGGATATTTCCATTAGGTAAAAATACTAATCCAGGTGGAAGTTCACCAGATTCTAAACTGTATAATATTCTACCACCGTAAAGTAAACTCTTTGCTTCTACATATAGTTTACTAGGTTGATTAGGTTTAATTGTACCTCTATCACTTGGTGTAATCCATTCAATTGCACTTTCAATCTCACCTATTAAATCTAAATTAAAAGTTTTTTCTGAAGTACTAACGCCTAGTTCCCAGGTAGTAGGATCTTGATCTGGTAAAACGTTTCTGTGTATTTTTTTACAGATATAAATGAAACCAAGATACCTTACTGCTTCATTAACCTGATAAATTCGAGTTGAACTCCAATCACCTACAAGTGTATAGTTTGCATCGGCAAGTGTAACCGGAAAGTTAACTGCCTGCATTGTAAACTTATAATTTTTTGTTACGGCTGCTTGGTAAGGAACAGTACCTGCAATTTCTCCTGTAGTAGCATCTAGTGTCATACCTTCTGGAATTACACTAGGAGAGCCATCTGGATTGGTATCTAATAAAAAGTATGTAATACTACCTGACAATGAAGGTGGATCATATACATCAAGGAAAATTGTAACATAGTTGTTTGCTCTAAATTTGCCTAGATTTGAATCTGTAATCCATAGAGGTTCTCTATCTCTACTCGCATCTGCTTGAAATAGATTAGTATCTACTTGTACAAGTGTATTGTCTGCCTGTAAAAATTCTTCTGTAACAACATAAATTTTAAAGTATCTACTAACAACATTAACACCATCAGTAACTGCTACACTAAATGTATATATTCTACTTAATTTTTTAGGTGTTCTACCTTGTTCACTGTAGTCATAGGTATTAGTATCATAAAAATAAGTATCAAAACCTGTAGAACTGCTTTTGGCAATATCAAGAGGGACTGTATCAAAACTCTGTGCATCGTATGCGCCAGTTGGAGTAGTATTATAATCAAGTGCAGGAACACTTTTTGTGAAGCCGCTGATAATACCTGTCTTAGACATTGTAAGTCCTGGAGGTAAAATTCCTGCATTAGGCAATAGATAAAATTCTAGTTCATCACCTGCAACTATATCAGGATCAGTAACCTGAAGTTGAAAATCAACTCTTGCATCATCAAGTACAAAATATGCTTCGCCTGGACCAACTTTTAGGAAACCTTCTTTTGTAATCCATTCTGGTAAATCAGAACCATCTACACTAAGTTTGAAAGTTCTATCTTTTTCATCTTCGTCATCTGTGGCTCTTACAACAAAACGTGATTCTGTAAATTTACGAACTTCACCTGGTGTACCTTTAATTGTTCCTGTAGAAGATTCTAAAAATAATCCTCTAGGAAGACTTCCTGCAATTATAGAATATGTAACTGTGCTCGTGTCGCTGGTAGCAGTGAGTGGAATGTTTTGAGTAATTCTTTCTTCAAGTATTCCAAGGTCTCCTGCTGGCGTTGTCCAAGTTACTGCCATTGGCTACCTCCTACGTTAGACCGCCACAGTCCAAATTTAAATCAGAATCGTAAGTTAGTGTTCCGAAATCTATATTACCTGCCTGCATAGCAAGTTGTATAGCATTGTCATATGATCCATTAATATAACCAAAATCATATGTAGTTAGATATTCTGTTACAGGAACTATTGTTTTAAAATTTAAACTACTACCATTTGCAGTAACTTCTATGTCTTTAATACCTGTTTCACTTCCAGGTGCTGCAATACCTTGTGCTGTAATTTGTTGAAAACTATCAGCGTATATTGAACCACCGTCAGTATCTATTCTCACAAAAGCATCTGGTGCACTATTATTAACAGTAATACTATCTACGTTTTCGTCTAGTATAACTTTAGTACCAGCAACTAATTTTTTAAATCTAAATTCACTACCAACTTTTTCTTTAAATATGCCAACACCTGTGTCGCCTGTGTTTATAGCAGTTAATGTAAGTTCAGCATTTAGTTCAGCAAAGTTAGCATTGACTTTCTGAAACGCTGTTCTTAGATCATCACCAAGACCATCGTTTACCAAGTTTCCTACATTAATTGTTTGTAAATCTGCCATTTTGCTTTCCTATCTGTAGTAAGGCATATAACTTAATTGCCCATCTATTGTTATTTCGATCCAGCCTACAGGATCCGTTCCGTCTATAGGCTGACTGCTATCGCCTTGGTTGCTAATTGTAATATCACCGTCGACTTTTAAATCACTTGTAATATTTACCGATTGATCAATAGTAATTGCACTAGAGTCAGTAGTAGTCATTACACTACCCGTAAATTCAAATGCGCCTAAGTTTAAACTGTTATCATCAAGACCGAGAGTTGTGTATAGCTCATCAAAGTTTTGATTAATTTTATCAAAAGCAGTGCGTAGGTTATCACCTGTTCTGTCGTTTGCGCTAGTTCCAATGTTTACTGTTAGTTTAGCCATCTACCTACGCTCCCGTTCCATCACTTGCTTTAATCCAAGCCGCTATCCTATCCAGCGCCTCGCCCACTGTAGTTGGAGCATCTCCGTTCCAATCTGCTGGTGTTGATGGAGTATATGCTAAACTACCATCGGTATCAATTACTAAACTAGAATCATCTGCGTATACACTACCTATAAATGTTCCTCTAATATTATCTGATTCGATTGGTCCAACAATTTTACTTTCAGCACCGTCTACTAGTTTAGTAGAATCATCACCAAATACTGAACCAGTCATATCACCTGTTTGATAACCTGTTAAATTACCAGTTACATTTCCGACTAGATTGTTGTTAAGAGTTCCATCAATTACTGAAGCAGGTATACTTGAATCAACTGCATTAACAAGCATCGTTGAATCGTCACCAAATACACTGCCTTTTAAATCACCTGTAATACCTTTTCCTACACTGAGAGATTCTAAAATATTTACAGGTACATTCTGCATTTCTGTAGAGCTCGCTGTTAATACTATATTTGTAAAGCCTGCTCTAGTAAGTTCAAGATCAACTGTGCTAACAATTGATTGAGTAGTTATAAATGGTGCTGTAAGATTTGTAATACTACCACTGTTTGCAATTAATCTGTTGTCAATGGCATCCACCATCAATGAACTGTCATCTGCAAATACACTTCCACTAATGTCTATGTTTTGATTTACCTGGAAAGTAATCTTATCATTAGCAGCATCTGTTGTAAGGATAATACCGTATCCTTGAACAAACTCAATAGTGTCTGCTGTATTATCTGGACTTACGCCTGGTTGCCCTTGAACTGAAAATGTTTGGAATGTAGGAACAGCAGGAGCATTATTTGTTACAGTTGCAACACCTGTTGCTGTATCTGTAAACACTGTAATACCAAACCCTGCATCTACTTCAATTACACCTGTGTTTGTTAGTGTAACAGTACCTGTTGAAGTATCAGCAGCAATACCAACTCCTGTTGATAATCCTGCCGGTAGTGTACTTGAATTAGTAAGTTCTCTTACACCTGTGTTTGTAACACTTATATTACCAGTTGAACTGCTAACGCTAATTCCAAGTCCTGCGCTTAATTGAGTTACACCTGTGTTTGTAATTGTGATACTTTCAGCACCACTATCAACACTCATTGAAATAGCAGTACCACTTAATAAATTTAATACGTCAACAAATTCATCTGCGACAACTTGATCTCCGTTATCAACTTGTACACTTTTGAAAAATGTTTGATTAGGGTTAATAATTAATTCGCCGTCTACAGTAGAACCCAACGGTAAATCAACAACTGTGCCAACACCTTGTACTTTAGCAAGTCCTAACCAAAGTCCATTATTTTCACTACCTGGTGCTGTACTTGAAGTTTCAACGTGAACTTCCTTAAACATTTTTGAGAAACTACCAAGGTTAATATCGTTAGTTGCATTAGGAACAATACTACTTCTAAATGATTCGAAATCAATAGCATTAAATTCTAAAAGTCCTACAACATCTCCACCGCCTGAAGGAAAAGCATCAAAAGCAGTTCCGTCTACAGGTGTTGTTAATGCTGCATCTGAATAAATTGTAAATTCTCTATTATCTAAAACATTAACATAATAGGTATTTCCGTCTATTTGCGAAATACCTGTATCGGTAATAGTAGCACGTTGACCGTTGGTTAGTCCGTGTGCCTGTACTGTTACAACTTTTACTGGATTACTATCTACTGTTCCTGATTCAACGTGTGCAATATCTTTGTTATCAGACGAACCTAGTGTTGCTCCGATGATAGTAAAGTTTTCGTTTATTCTATCAAAAGCAACTTTAATCTTTTCCCAATTAAGTGGTGGATTACCTGGAATAATATTATTATCGTATGCCATTAGTTTCTCCCTACCGCCACTTCAATAGTTCCTATATGATCCGAATCATATGCTTCAATTGCTTTACCAACAATTGTACCTGGTTTAGGTTCAGTAGTTGCTACAGCAACACCGTGTATACCTGAAGTAACAAGGATATCACCTTTGTTAATTTTGCCAACAACTTTACAAGGAACTCTTCCTGAAAGTGCAACAAGATTTTTTAATCCTGGACAAGCCGCATACATCACATATGCTGCTCTGTTGGATACTACTCCTGCTACTCTTGTATCTGCTTTTGTATTTGTTGTTGTTACTTCTTTGTCTCCACCAAATACTAGTACAGTCCCCACTTCGTATTCTTTATCACCTTCGTAATATTCAGCAAGGTCAGCAGCATAAGTTGCTTCAAATCTTGATTCACTAGGTGATGTTCCAGTAAGTGTCCATCTGCCTGTTACCGTTCCACCAATCGTATTGCCACCAGTAGTTAATGCTAGTGTTGTAACCTGTGAAGCAGTTATAGGTGCATTACTCAAACCATTTTGTGTTTTGAATATATGATTATCATTCCAATATTCATTACGCTTATCTGTAGCAATCGAACCGTCGTTTAGATAGATACCACCGTTACCACTACCACCAGCGCCGCCATATGTATGTACTCTTAAGAATCCAGCACTTCCACTAGTGGTTCCACTGTCAACTGCTTCCATTGTATCAATGTTTAATTGACTTAGAGTACCGATTCTAGCAGCAAAATCACCATTGCTGTCTCTTTGAATAAGTTTATTGTTGTCAGATGCACCAGTATAAGCAGCACTTGCTTCGATAGTTGTGTAGTCAACATCATTAGCATTACTACCTGCATTTGTTCTTCTTAAGAAACCTGTTGCAGAATATTGACTTTTCTTAATTCCGCCACCTTGGTCGATAACATCAACAAATGTTACATCAGTTGGTGTTGCACTTGCAAGTGTATTATTTGCAATTACACTCTTAGCAGCAACCTGTGCTAGTGCAGATTTAGGAACACCATTGTTTTTAAGTGTTACCCAACCATTACTAATTGTAAATTCTGCATCATTGAAACTTGCTACACCACTTGCCGCTTGTAGATCTTCTGGAGTTCCAGTAGGTGCAAGTGCAGATGTAGTTGCTAATTGCAAATCGAGTTTGCTTTGTTCAATACCTGCTGCACTGTTAACATCAGCATTTAGAATTGTGTCTGGTTCAATTTGTGCATCAATTGTATTTGCTGTTGAATCAATGTTTAATGAAATATCACCAACAACAGTAGCATTAATAGCATCTCTGTCTACGCAAGTAAACACAAACAATTGATTTGCACTTAGATCATTGAATGTAAAGTTTTGTAAGTTTTCAAAAGTTAAACTTCTAAGGTTAAGTGCATCTTGTGGATTAGTAGGATCTGCTAGACCAACAATTTTATTTTGGTCAAGGTCCATTGTACCTTTCATAGCCAACTGGCCGTCTAGAGCCATAAAGCCACCACTAAGTGGTGGTATCAAGTTAGCATCAGGTACAGGAGCACCTGTGTGTGTCATTCCTAAACGTCTTTCAAGATAAATTCTTGTTGCGTTTTCTGTTGGTACTGTATCAACAGCGTTATCTGTAAAGCCAGAGTCTGTTGAGAATTCAGCAATCGGAACACCACGTTTAAATCCTAGTCCGTCCAAGTTACTCAATGCAATTGCAGCAGAGAATGTAACCTGTCCAGTACCTTGGTCAACACTAAAGTATGGACCAACTCTAAAGTTACCAAATTGGTCAGTGGTCACATAGAACACACGTCCCACATCACGTTCTTCAGTTTCATTAGCATCATTAAGTGCGTTTACAGCAGGACCATAAATTTCATTTGGATAGTTGGTATCTGCATAAGATCCTGTACCAATCTCAAGTAAATCGTGTGATGTAACACGTGTCAACGAAATTCTAATTGTTAGATTACCATTAGCACCCGATGTTCTAATAGGAACACTTGAACGTGCTGTATATGTTGCTTCATAATCAATAACAGCATCTTCTAATGGCCTATCAAGAGTAACTCTTGCAAATGGTTTTGTTAGATCATCTTCTGATTCATATGTATCAATAACATATTCTTCACCTTTGAAGATCATTCTACTTCCAGGCACACGTGCTCTTTCTTGAGGAGCAACTGGAACAACAGCAAATTGTGTATCTCCTATTCTACCAGTTACTTTACCAAATGTAATAGTTCCAGTACCTGCAAATGTTGTTTCAGTTTGAATAGTACTTGCTAGTCCTGGATATCCTGATGATATTGTAAATGTATCAGCAGTAGGTGTTGTGTTTACAAAATAATGTTGTTGATCGTTTACACCTGTTGGTAAGTTACCAGTTGATTCAAATCTAATTACATCACCAACGTTTAGTCCGTGCCCAACAGCAGTAACCACCGCAGGTGCTGCAATAGTCATTGTACAAGTTGTAGTTCCTGTTACATACTCACCTGGTTTGTAAATTGTTAAATCAATATAGTTGTAGTTTTCTCTAAGTGTTGTTTTACCTAGTCCTTCAACAATTGCAGTAATTGTGCCAGTACCTGTTGTGGTGTTAGCAATAGAAGGGCTTGTTGGCGATTCACCTATTTCAAAATCAATATTTGTTAAACCAGTTTCGAGAACATAATAGAATGTTGCTTCTTGGATATTGTCTGGTAAGTCACCAGTTGATTCAAAACTAAGGATGTAATTTCTTAACTGTTTGTGAGGTATATAACCTTTTATGCTTAAACCGGTTCCGTTAGTAAATGAAGTTAGTTTTGCACCACCTGGTGTTGCAGCAAGTGTAAATTGATTGTAGTTAGGTACATCTTCAACATAGTAAACTGTACCAGCAGTTAAACCATTATCACTTGTTTTTGCTTTAAAGAAATCACCTGTCTTAAGTGTGTGAGACTGTGATGTTGTAAATAATTCATTACTGTCAATGTCTGTTATTGTTACTAATAAAGACACCTTGGATGGATCAGTAGCAGTAAATTCTACTTCAAATGTTCCACGAGAATCAACAAAGTCTTCAAACTGTAGAACACGATAAACATCATCCGATTCACCTAGTCTTAAACCTGTTGATGGTCTTGTAGCAACATCAACAATGTCACCTGTTAAGATAACCTGTGAGTTTGAACGCAATGACATCTTGGTGCCATCTACAATCTGATCAAATAGACCGTCAAAGTTTCCAGTAGTATCTGATGTTAAATTTAATCTAGCAACGCCTGGTGGTAAGTCTTGTGTTGCAACAGAAGTAACCGGATATCTAAAAATTAAATTACCGTGATCAACTTCAAGTTCTGAATTGTTTAATGGAGTATAATCATAATTTGTTACATATACAAACAATCCATTTGCTTGGTTTTCAAATGATGGAGTAGGTGCATAACAATCTACTCGTTGTGCTAGATCATAGTAAACAGTTACTGGTGTTGGAACTTCAAGTGGATCACTTCCTTCTGCTACAAGAGCATACACACCGTGAGCACTGGAACCACCAACTGATCTAATCTGCGCACCATTAAGTGAATAGTAAGAAGTATAACAGTAGTATGTAAACATAGATACTGCTTCTGTCAAACCACCGTTGGTAGCAAGTAGACCATAACCCATATCGTTAACTTGAGTAAAGTCGTTTGATAGCATTGATCTGTTACCAGGCATCAATACTTCATAAAGTCTTATATAAGATGCTGTTCCTGTTCCTGCGCCTGTAGTTGCAACAGGAATAGTACCTAAGAATGTCTCTGAAACTCTGAATGTATTAGTTGTCAACCCATCGGCCATTACATAGTATTCAACATTTGGTAATAGTCCTGCTGGCAATGTACCAGTTGTTGCAAATTTAATACTTGTGTTAGCCTGTAATCCGTGATTGTTTAGTGTAATTACAGCAGGATCGCCAACGCTTATCGATGTAATATTTTGGTATCCTGGTGAACGTGTAAATGGTGTTGTTTCATCTAGTACAAATGTTGCTGTACTTCCATTTTTATTGTAAATGTAATCTCTTACATAGTTGACTCTGTATACTGTGTCGTCAACAATAAATGAAGCAGGAAGTTGTGGGAATCTATCAAGTCCGCCAACACCTATTCTTGTGTTAGTAGCACTACTTAAATGTTCAAATTGTAAGTTACCTGAGAACCCGTCAACAAACATACCACCTGAAAATGTTTGTGCATTAATTGATTTTGAGAAACAAGCACTTTCTTGACAGTATGGTGATTTAGCAAGAATTTGTCCTGTAGGATCGAGCGTCATCATAAATCCGCCGTGTCCTTGACAAGTTACCGCTCTAATAATGTTAGCATCATTACATAAGAAAACATCAAGTTTATCGTTTTCTTCTGGATAGTTTACACTACCTGATCCGTCTATAACATCTTCAAGAGCATCAAATAATTCTCCAAGCACATCTTCAGTACCAGATTCTTTTACATATGCTAGATCGATAATCTGAGTGAACAATCCACTGCTATATAGATCAGTGATTTCTACATTACTAATGATATAACTTAATAAGAATTCAATTCTTTGGATAGCAGCAACAGTTTGTGATAACTGAGTTGTAATAGCAAGTCTACCACTTTCACTTTGATAGTATTTTAAACCTGCTGAAATAGTTCGGTTGTATTCACCGTATTTCAAATCAAATACCATTGCGTCAAGAATTAATCCAATATCTCTTTTACACAATGATTCGTTATAACTGAAACCAGCAAATGGTGCAGCACCTAGAGCAATTTGATTGTTAATCCAACCTATAACTTCATTTTGAATAAAGGCTCTGTTAAGTGTGATAAGTTCAGCACTTTGTTTGTATCCTCCTGCATTATCAATTTTTGGATATACAGGTTGACTGGTGTCAGATAGATAATGATAACCAAATAGTTTGTTCGCAGTGGTCAATCCGTCTATTTCTGTATCTCTTCTAAACTTTTGGAATGCCCAAGGAGAACTTGATGTACCTTGTCTTGGCTTAATTAAAACTCTTCTAAATTCATCACCAATAATAGCACAGTTTTGTGGAATCTTTAATGGATAGTTTTCTTCGTATATTCCTGTTTCAATGAAAATACTAACTTGTGTTTGGTTAGTAATATCGCCGTATGAGATAGCCTCACCAATTTTAAATGATCCTTCTTTGATGTCTACATCAAATATCTCATTTCCGTTTGAATCTAATGCACCTTCGTGTGCAAGTATCTGTGCTAGTGCTCCGGACTCTTCACCTTTTAAGAAAAGTCCTTCTCTAATATCTCTACCTCTAAATGCAACAGGTGTATCAGTTAATACATCTCCTGTAAAGTCTGTTCTATACCCTTCTGTTTTAAGTAAAAATCTTGGAAGGTCTGCTGTAATTGTAGGAATGCTAGTAAATCCAGAACCTTCAGTTACAATTTCAATTGCTACAATTTCGCCGCCTGTAACAGTTGCAGTACCAAATGCACCTTGTGTTTCTCCACCACCTTCAATTCTAATGGATACTAAACTAAATCCACTACCGCCGTTTGTAATTGTAACACCGTTCACTTTGTAGGTTACATCGAATGTTACGCCGCTACCAAAATTTGAATCACTAGTAGTAACAACAGCAGATGTACCTGGTAAAGTTGTATAGTTACCTGAACTAATTTGTCTAAATGATAAAACAGCACCAGGATTAGTTACAGTTGAAAGAACTTCATACTTTGCAGGAGAACCTGTACCGCCTGAAAGCTCAATAATATCTCCTACTTGATAGTTTGCACCTACATTATTAAGTGTTATACTATCAACACTCATAGTTACCGAACCTGCAAAACCTGCTCCGCTGTCTGGAGAAGTTTGTATTTCGTCTAGTGTAACTTCTTTTTTACCGCCGTCGTATGTAAGTAATTTTTTATAAGGACCGATATCATCATTTGATTCTAATAAAATTTCTTCAGCACGTTTTAATGCTGCTTCAATAGTTCTATATGCATATGCAAGTGCTCTACCTTGTATGCTTTTATTAACACCTACACGCTCATCTTGTCCTGATGTAGCAACGTAAAGGTTAACACTACTACCAAAAGCAGAACTATCAACATATCTTTTTGTTGCTGCAATTAAACCGTCATATACTTCGTCATCGTCTGGCTCAGGATCACGTGCTAGTATTAGCGGACCTGTCATTGTACCAAACAGAGGATTAGTTGCTCCTGATTCAGGATCAACAGCATTTACACCTGCACGTGATATTTTTGTATCTGCGTAACCTTTGTTTACTGCTTCATCGTCTGTGATAGGTGTTGCAAGGTCTTGTATTCTGTATTGATTACCGCCTGAAGTAGCAGATAAGTTGCCACCAAGTTGCGGCGTTGTGTCACCACTGATTTCTGAGAACTCTGTTGAAATTATTATTTCATTTGCATTACTAGTGGTATCAACATTAATACCTACACCTGGACTAATCTGTTTAAATTGCAGTGCATCTGTAGTAGGATTAACTGCTAAAACTGCTGATTCTTGTCCTAGATAAGATGCTGGAGTATCATCTAATCCAATAAAAGTAAGACGTTCTCCTAGCCCTAGTGAACTATACAGTTCTCTAAAGTTTTCGTTTACTTTTCTAAACGATTCTCTTATACTATCGCCGGTACCGTCGTTACCTATAGCACCAATATCTACAACTCTTCTTGCCATTTTTTCCCCTAAAGGTCCTTTTTACGCTAATATTTATCTAATCATTCTATAAGCCTAATGTAAACGTGTAAATAATACTATGTTTTTAGGTATAGAAAAAATTTTATCAGAACACATTCGTAAAAGTAAACTAGGTAAAGAACACAAGTACAAACGTGAAAAAACCATAGTTAAACTCCAATGCGATAACTGTGACAGTGTATTTACCAGGGATCTAAAAAAAATTAATAGAGCCCGGCTAAACAACAATTATTTTCACGTTTGTAGCAATTGCGATGCAAAAAGATTTGCACAACGCAAAGGTGTAGAAAACAAGCAGATATGGAATTTACCTGCTAGTGCTGATATACCTATTAGTAAGTATTAGACTGCGAAACTTTCGCCACATCCACAACTTGATGTAGAGTTGGGATTTTTTATTTGTAGATAAGAACCAAACACTTCCTCTACATAGTCTATCTCAGTTCCTATTACAAATAATAGGCTCTGAGCATCTATAGCAAATTCACCGTTTGATAATTTGATTACTTCATCGTCAGACTCTTTTGCATCTGACATTTTCCATTCGTATTGAAAGCCGGCACAGCCGCCGCCTTTGACTTGTAGTCTGACAACTGGCTGTCCCTGCTTTTCAATAAGGCTTTCCATATGCCTTCTTGCAGAATCTGTAAGATTAACTGCGTCTGGCATTATTCACTCTTGTAGATTGTCCAAGCACCATAAGCAATTGCTGCGTATGCTGCTAGTTTAGCAAGAGGTCCTGCTATAAGAACAATTAGACCAACAGCAATTAATGCTGCACCGTCCCAAGATGTTCTTTCGGTAAAACGTTTTGCTACCCATCCTTTGAATGTATCTAACATAGTTTTCTCCTTATTTAGATTTTTTAGGTCTGCCTCGTTTGGCAGGTGCTTTCTTTGCCGCAGGTTTCTTTTTAGCGGCAGGTTTCTTTTTCACTTCCATTTCTTTTGTAAGAACCAAAGGTTCCTTTTTAGAAGGCGCGAAAAGATTCTTTAACCAAGTAAACATTTTATTCTCCTGTTATTCTGTCGTTGACTATTGACCAGTTTATGATTCGCCAAATGTTATCCAAGTATTTGTTCTTATCACTATCTAGTAGATAACTGTGTTCCCACATATCAACTAGCATAGCAATTTCAGTTCCACGTTTAAAATCTTGATTAGGTATTGTGTCAATTTTTCCTTTGACGTCCATATACACCCAACCACTTCCTTGTAACTGTTTGGCTTTTTCTATGAATTTTTCTTTGAACGTATCAAAAGAATTAAATTTTTTATTAATAAGTTCTTCAGATGCTCCAGATGGTTTGTTGCCTGAAACAGCAGGCTGCAAATGAGCCCAAAATAGGTTGTGCAAATGAGCACCACCATAGTTAAATGTATCATCGCCTTCTTTGTTATTGTAGCGATCAACATAACCTTTAGAAAGAACACCATAGTGTAGATCAACTGTTTCTTTGCTCATCACCGGCTCTAATGCATCACGTGCATATGGTAACGGATTCAAAACAAGTGTTGCTCTTGTTCTTTCTGCTTCTGTAATAAAATCTTTCAATTCTTTTAACATCTTGTATATTTATGTTAAATATAGTTGTCCTACGGAGAAAAGGGAAAACAAGTGGATACGCTAGTATTAAATGCTGATGCTAAACCCTATAGCATACTGCCTCTCAGCACTATTAGATGGCAGGAATCAATCAAATATCTTGTATTACAAAGAGTCACAGTGCTAGAATGGTATGACGATTGGGTCGTAAGTTCACCAACTTGGGAAACTCGTGTACCAGCAGTTGTGATGGTCAAAGACTATATTAAGAAAAATTCTCGGGTAAGATTTTCAAAATACAATCTATTTTTAAGAGATCAATTTACCTGTCAATACTGTGAAGAACAATTGCCACACAAAAACAAATGTACCGTGGACCATATTATACCTATATCAAAAGGTGGAAAAACTAATTGGCAGAATTGTGTAACTGCTTGTGGACCTTGTAATGTTTATAAAAGCGATAAACTAGGAATTCGTCCTAATAAAGAACCTTATAAGCCAACCTATTACGATCTTGTGAAAAATAAAGAATTATTACAATTAAAGATTAAGCACGATAGTTGGCACAACTATATTAGATAGATTCGTAAAGAGCAATACTGGCTAGATTTTTAGCCTTGGACTCTACCATAATGTCGGCATAGTCACGGAATGTAAGTGCCCATTCATTAACTGCTGTATTCCACATAAAGTCTGAATGTGCTCTTAGTTTCTGTTTCTTGTAACCTTCAAGAAGAAGAAAATCCATATTAGGTTTTTTATCTGTAGGATGATCTACAAGAACATCTTCACGGCTAACACTGTAATGAATAACAGGACGCACACCGCGCCACGAATCAACTATGCGACTAAATCTATCGTCGGTGGGTTGAATGTATTCTCCACTAGCGACCCAGTGATGGTGTATGTCCAAAACGAGGGCAACGTGTTCTGCAAGTTCGAGGCTTGCGTCGATGCCCCAGGACATTTCGTCGTTCTCAATAGTAATGCAGTTTCGTGCTTCTGGAGACAGTCTTGGAAGGACGTTGATGATACCGGCTGGACCTTGTCTGCCTGAGATGTGGACGTTACACTTGAAGTCTTGCCAATTGTTACCGTAACCCATCCACCTGGCGATGTCAATGTGATACTCAAATTCTTCTATGCTCCGTTCAACGATATCAGGATTATCTGACGCAAGTACAGTAAACTGACCAGGATGCATAGAAAGCCTAACATCCAGTTCACGAGCCTTTGCGCCGACGTGAGCCAAGTTCCTTTCACAATATTGTCGTACATCAGGCTTGCGCCAGAAATAACTCCA